CGGGGTTGTTGTGGATTTTGATCCGGGGCCTGATGTTGAGGAGTCTGTTGAGTTTACGGAGAATTTGGCGGAGTATTTATCGCAGGGTGAGTTGGGTCGCATTGCGAGTGAGTTAGTTGGGGAGTTTGAGTCAAACAAGTCCAGTCGTCAGGATTGGGAGGACGCGTACACGAACGGTTTAGAGTTACTGGGTTTTAATTACGAGGAGCGTGCGCAGCCGTTTCGTGGAGCCTCTGGTGTGACTCATCCGTTGTTGGCGGAGGCCGCGACGCAGTTTCAGGCGCAGGCGTTTAACGAATTATTGCCACCTTCGGGTCCTGTAAGAACTGTTATTATGGGCGACGAGACGCGTGCCAAGCAGGAGCAGGCGCACCGGGTGCGTCAGTTTATGAACTATTACATTACGAATGTGATGGAGGATTACACGCCTGACATGGACCAGATGTTGTTTTACTTGCCCTTGGCGGGTAGCACGTTCAAGAAGGTATATTATGACGAGGTTATGGGTCGTGCGGTAAGTAAGTTTGTTCCTGTTGAGCAGTTGGTTGTTCCGTATGAGACGTCTGATTTAGACACATGTCCGAATGTAACGCATGTAGTTCGTATTGGGTTGAATGATTTACGCAAGCAGCAGTTAGCTGGCGTATATTTGGACATTCCTGTTATGCCTTCTGCGGGTGGTGAGAGTGACGTACAGGAGGAGATTAACCGGATAAGTGGTGTAGAGCCGTCTAATATTGATTATGACTGTACTTTGTATGAGTGCCACGTTGATTTAGACTTGATGGGGTTTGAGGATACGGACGAGGACGGCGAGGAAACTGGGGTAAAACTGCCGTATATTGTGACTATTTCGCAGGATAACGGGCAAGTTTTGTCTATTCGGCGTAATTATCGTGAGGATGATCCGAAGCGTACAAAGATACAATATTTTGTACATTACAAGTTTTTGCCGGGTTTTGGGTTTTACGGGTTGGGGTTAATTCATACGATTGGCGGATTATCGCGGACCGCGACGGCTGCATTAAGGCAGTTGATTGATGCGGGCACATTGTCTAACTTGCCTGCTGGTTTCAAGGCCCGCGGCTTACGGATCAGGGACGACGATGATCCATTGCAGCCTGGTGAGTTTAGGGATGTAGATGCTCCTGGGGGTGCTATTCGTGACAGTTTGATGCCGTTACCGTTTAAGGGTCCGGACCAGACGTTATTTAATTTGTTGGGTTTTGTGGTTCAGGCGGGTCAGAGGTTTGCGACGATTACTGATTTGAAGGTTGGTGATGGTAATCAGCAGGCTGCGGTTGGCACGACATTGGCTATGTTGGAGCAGGGCACTCGTGTAATGAGTGCGGTTCATAAGCGGCTGCATTATGCGATGCGTATTGAGTTTAAGTTGTTATCGCGTGTTATGTCGGAGTCGTTACCGCAGGAGTATCCGTACACTGTTGAGGGTGGCGACCAGATGGTCATGGCGTCGGACTTTGACGACCGTGTGGATGTAGTTCCGGTAAGTAATCCGAATACGTTTAGTCAGGCGCAGCGTATAGCTTTGGCGCAGACTAAGATGCAGTTGGCGAGTGCGGCTCCTCAGTTACATAATATGCATGAAGTTTATCGTGATATGTACGAGGCGATTGGTGTAACGGACGTAGATCGTTTGATGAAGAAGGTTCCGGACGAGGAGCCACGGCCCTTGGACCCTGCTTCGGAGAATATCAATGCGTTAGACACGTTACAGTTGTATGCTTTTCAGGGTCAGAATCATCAGGCGCACATTACGGCCCATTTGGTTTTTTCGGCGAGTCCGATTGTTGGTGGTTTGCCGCCCGTTGCTATGGCTATGCAGAAGCACATTATGGAGCATGTAAAGTTGCAGGCGGAGGAGCAGGCTATGGCTCAGATGCAGCAAGCGGGTCCTATGGCGGTTGAGCAGCAGAAGATGCAGATGGAGGCTTTGATAGCACAGGGTGTTGCGCAGGGTTTACAGCAGGTAAAGCAGTTGAGCGCACAAGTCTCTGGTCAGGGGCCAGATCCTTTGATAAAGCTGAAGGAGCAGGAGTTACAGATACGGGCGCAAGCGGAGCAGCAGGACGCGCAATTAGATCAGGCCAAGTTGCAGCTTGATGCGCAGAATCAGCAGATGCGGGCGGATCAGTTTGACAAGCGGCTGGCAAGTCAGGAGGCGCAGACGGCGGCTCGCATAGAGAGTGCGATGCAACGAGAGATGTTGAAGCAGAGGGATTAATGTGGCTAAGAAAAAACCCAAGCCTTTGAAAAAGGTAAAGGAGTCGATGCCTGCGGGTTATGAAATGCCTTTGTATCAATCTACGGTAAAAGGTTTTTTGAGAGACAACGACGGCGGGTCGGGTAAAAGGAGAAAGTAATGGCAAGAACGGTTAAAATAGTGACAAACACACCTGGGGCGGCACCGAAGGCGCAGCCGTTTGCGGACATCAAGGGTCAGGGTAAGATTCCTTATGGCGAGACGAAGGAGGTTAAGATACCTACTACGTTGAAGCGTCAGAAGGCCCGCGGCACGGGTGCTGCAATCAAGGGCACGAGTTATTTGGGTTACTAAATGTCTCTTTTTCGCTCTCCTGACGATTTGCGAGCGGCTGATGAAGCGGCCAGTGCGTTACGTCGAGAACAGTTGATTGGTGGTACTTTTAATCAACCCATCGGTGATATATTTTCGCAGATGGTTATGGATCCTAAAAAACGATCCGGAGATCTGTTTTTTAATCCGCCAGATCCTGTTGAGACGTTGTCCGCGAATGATTTAGCAAGACTTCAAGCGCGTGGTGCAATTCAAAGCAGTCCTTTATTGGCTCAAGAGTTGGAGTTTACCCAAAGACAAGAGTTTTACGACAAGCTTGATCCAAGATCCCCTGTCTACGATCCAAAAATACAAGATCCTCCGCCTGTGCCACCTTTAAAACCTGTTGTGGAGTTAACACAAGATTCTCCAGAAATACAAGAATACATAAAAGATGTATTAAAAGATGTCCCTGATCGGCCACCTTCAGAAGATATTATTGCCCCAAACCCTTTATCATCAGATCCTATTTATTTTGAAGATTTATTGAAACGTTCCAATTTTGTGCAGCCAGAACCTGGTATGAACCCTAGAAACGTGTTGACCGATCCTTTCAATTTGGCACAGCAGCAGCAAAAGACATCTATGCAACAACAGATGATGTTAGCTGCGCAATCTCCGCAGCAATATGCTTTTGATGTTGGAACTAGACAGCAGGTTGGCGGCATAGCGTCACTGGGGGTTGAACAGCCACAGGCTTTAGATGCATTATATGATTCAATAGTAGATGAAAAAGGATACACAGGTTCTTATAATTCACCACCACTAACTTCTCCCTACACGGGTCAGGGGCCAATCGGGTCATTACGCTACTACACGGGCTAATTTTAAATGGTAGATCCTGCTACAGCGATTGCGCTGGCAAGCAGCGCATTTCAGGCTATTCGTAAAGGCTGTCAAATCGGGCGTGATTTGGAGGGCATGGGGAAAGATTTGTCTCGTTGGGGCAAAGCCATGGCTGACTTTGATTTTGCAGCAAAACAAATTGAAAAGCCTCCTTGGTATAAATCGTTGGGCGGTGGCGTAGAAGCGCAGGCTATGGAATTATTTGTTCAGCGGCGTCAAATACAGGCCCAACGTGATGAATTACGGACTTGGATTTCGGGTACATTGGGGCCGTCTGCGTGGAATGAGTTGCTTAAGATAGAGGCCGAGGTCCGTCAGGCGCAGAAAGAGCATGAATATAAACGCATAGAGATTAAACAAAAAATTATTGAGTGGGTGCTTGGTATTTTTCTTTTTATCATTTCTGTAAGTGGTTTGTTTGTTTTAGTTTGGTTGTTGAGGAGCGCAAGCCAGTGATTAATTCGGTAGGAGGCGTGCCGTTTGCTGTTGATGCCAATATAAAAGCCGCACGCCAAAGCATTGAGAACCATCAAGCGCAACAAAATATAGAGCGTGAGCATCAGCGCGTTCATAAGCAGCAAAAAGTCGTAGAACAGCAACAAGTTGCTTTACAGTACAGTTATGATAGATTGGGCGAGAAGAAAGCCGTGGAGCAACCGCAGGGTTCACGGGTTGATGTAGAGGTGTAGGGTGACGAACACTTTTGAGAAGATTCTTCAATACAAGCTGATGCCGCGATTGATGATGTTTGTAATGACGATTATGTACATCAAAGTTATAAACTGGGGAATGAGCCTTGATTCTCTATCAACGCAACAATCTGCAATGATTTCCGTTGTCAGCGGGGCGATGACGGGAACGATAGCGGTGTGGCTGGGTTCAGAAAAATGAAATGGTTTTCGCTTTCCTTCTGGTCGTCTTTATTGACGGGCAACAAGTCCAAATCGGAGGAGTTGCCGCCTTCAGAGACATCCACCGATGTGCCTTCTTTGCCAGAGAAATCGAGCGCACCGGAAACGAAACGTGGACGACCAAAAGGGTCTACCAACAAAACAAAATCCAAGCGCACTGCGAGCCAAAGTTCTTCCCTAAAGAAACAAAATTCTGGGACTAACAATGTCAAGAGAAGAAGAGGCAGACCGCCTAAAAAAAGCACTGGATGAAACTAAAGAACAGGTACGCATGATGGCATTACAACTTGATGACTACGAACACGCACTTAAAGACGTAGAATCCGGTGGAGATGGTTCGATGACTGAGTATCAACGAGCCATATACAGAATGTTTACAGCTTTCATAGGTGAGAAATGATTACATTGTTGGGTAGTTTATTAGGGTTTGGCACTTCGTTTTTACCCGAAGTTCTCAACTATTTTAAAGCAAACCAAGAACACAAGCATGAACTTGAAAGAGCGCAGCTTGAGATGGATTTAATGTCCAAACGCGCTGAACTTAAGCTTAGTATTATGGACAAAGAGGCTGACATTAAAGAAACAGAGGGACTTTACAGGCATGATAGCATG